AGAGCTGAAGCCTTTAAATCTGTTTTAAAAGGAGAAACAGATATTGCTCAACAAGAAGCACAAGTCGTGCTAGACGATCAGTTTAAACAAGATCCAAAGACTAAGGTTGGGCAACTATCAAAAGCAGAAGCACAAGCCTCTAAACAGTACGATGCTATAGGGGACGGAGAACCTGATACAACAACTGTTACAGACAAACAAGCTGTTATAGGCCTAAAGAATTCTAAATCTAAAGATCGTGATGACAAGGCAAATGCCGCTTATATATTCTTTACTAAGAAACGTAGACCTGCAGATGCTTTGACAATTATAGGCGCTTTGAAGGTACAAGGCTTTACATTAAGTGAAACGAAAACGCCTGACACGCCTACAGAAGAGTTTTTATATTACAAAGACATGACCAGAGACAAGGCTAGACTAGCTTCTGAATGGGTAAAAGAAAACATGTCCAAACAAGCACAAGATATAGTGCTAGATTACGAAGTCGCTTACGGGAAGAATATAAACTCCGCTGCTGTTTCAGATCAATTAGACGCGGATATAATAGCAAGAAGAGAAAAAGAAGAGGCGGCGACGGGTCCAAAACAAAAGCTCAAAAAACAGACAAAACAAGATTTTGATCTGAAAGAAGTTAAAAGTGAAGACACGGCATTTGAAACAGTAAAACGTTTTAACGAAGGGTTGTTTTTAGAAAAACCAGTAGCTTCATTAGACTTACGCCTCTTGCCAGACGCCATACAGGCATTGGAAAACAACAATTTAGGTGTAGCGTTACGCACTTTGTCAGCTACTAGCCCTGTGCAGCGTGTACAACAGATAGCCGCTAGGCTTGATAAGGTGGTAGGCACTACGAAGGTAGAGGTGCTTGATAGTCTTGAACCCACGCTAGGACGTGAGGCTGCAGGTTTCTTTGAGCCTGAAACAAATACTATATTCATAAATAGAAATACTGGTATGAACGCTCACACGCTACTACACGAAATGGGTCACGCGGTCACTTCTGCTTCTCTGGCAAACAAGTCTTCACCAACTACAAAACAATTACAAACTATCTTCAACACTGTGCGTGAGCAAATCGGCGAAGTATACGGCACTAGAAATTTAGATGAATTTGTATCCGAAGCGTTAAGCAATCCACAATTTCAGTCGGCTTTAGCTTCGATAAAAGTAGACAGTGACAGAACTTCTTTATGGAACAAACTCCGTGACACCTTTAAAAAGATCCTACGCAGGGTGCTAAGATTACCGCCTACCTCTGCTCTTACAGAAACAGATAGCATAATGGATGCTATCATAGCACCTGCTCCAGAGTATCGTGACGCTCCAAGAATACCACTTATCACAGAAACAAAGTCGGGCGCTAATAAATTACTTACCAACATGGTAGATGTAGTGCCAGAAACAACACAAAATACGTTAGCTGACTTTGCAGATCTAGCATACAATGAAAACGCCAAACCTATTGTTAGAAACTTTTTTCTAAGTCTGCTTCCGTCAAATATTTTATCTGACATGGCTAAGTCTAAGATACCTTTTGCACCAGAACTAAACATATTAATAAACGAAATGAGTGGTTTGCTTAGAAACAAAACAGACATACTAAACTCACTATCTAATGAGTTGTTTAAATGGAAAAAAGCAAACCCTGAACAATCTAAAATACTAAATAACCTCATACCGCGCAGCACGTTTTTACGTGTTGATCCGTCTGTAGATGTCAGCACCTATAAGAATGATCGTCAGAGGACAGCAGAACATGCAGATCTGCTTGCTCTTTACAATCAATTAGATCCTCAAGGTCAGAAGCTGTATCAACAAATGAGGAATTACTTTCAGGATACTTACAATGACGTAATAGCAGCGTTGGAAACAAGACTAGAAGCTACTATGCCTGAAGGCGAGGCAAGAGTAAGCTCTATGAAGAGACTGGCAGAAGTATTGCAAAAAGAATCAGGTGTCATACGTCCGTACTTCCCACTCACACGTAAAGGCGATTATCGTTTATCCTATACTGGCCCTGATTTGTTAAATCCTCAGAATAAAGCAGGAGAGCGTTATATAGAGTATTATCCTACACTTAGAAAAGCGGAGCAAGCTAGGGATAGAGCGAGTAGGGTAGTAGTTGATAAGGTTGGCACTACAGATTTTGAAATTTCTCTAGCCTCCAAACCCATGGATATAGAAAGAAGCCCTCCACCTAGATTTGTTATGCAAATTATAGACGCAGTAGATTTACGTAAAGATAAGTTTGCTAATGAACAAGACTATAAAGAAGCCATGCAAGCAATTATAGATCTATCCTTAGACGCTATGCCTGAACGATCTTTTATGCAAAGTTTTAGACGGCGTGGAAATAAGCGAGGGTTCTTAGGAGACATTACACCTACAGGTATGGGTGATATGGAATTTGATGCCTTCACAATGTTAAAAGAAAAAGGACGCAATCTAAACAGACAGCTAGTGCAGATGCAGTATGCAGCTAAATTAGAAAACTTTAGAAAAAAACTAGCTATGCCTAGCAAAGAAGGATCAAAACAAAGTTACCTTACTGACCCTGTGACTGCACCTATAGCAGGGAAAATGAATCAAATAGCTAAGTTTGCTCAGGCTCCAAACATACCAAGAGCCTCGCAAATAGTTAATAGTGTAGGTTTTGGCTATACTATGGGTTTAAACTTTTCTTCTGCTTTCATTACTTTCTTTGATGTTGGCATGTCCTCCATGCCTGTACTCGCGGGTAAATACGGTATTCGTAATACAACAAGGGCATATGGCGATGCTGTAAGACTATTTACTAAAGCTCCTAAAAAACGCACAGTTATGCTTCCGGGAGCGGACGGTACACCAACACCTCAAGAGATAAATATGGGCGCTGCAGGTAAGTCTTCCGGTAATTACGGAGATGCGCTACCAGACGATATGAAGAAGTTGTTTGTAGACAGAGCTATAGACAAGGCTACGTCACAAGGGCAATTCAATCAGTCGTTTACACAAGAAGCTTTAGAGGTGGGTAAGGACGCACCGCTTGAAACATTTAATCGTTATATGAGCTTTATGTTTCATCACTCAGAACGGTTCAACAGAGAGACCACGTTCATTGCAGCATATCTCGCATCCGCTAGAAAAGCATTGCAAGATGGCAAGACACTAGATGCTGATTTAGCAGACAAACTAGCGCAAGATGCCATAAACGATACTGAGTTTACTCTTGGCGGGACAGCCGCTGCAGGACGTCCGACTATAGCACAGACTGGTGTAGGTAACGTTGCCTTCTTATTTAAACGCTTTGCAATAAGTAAATACTACATGATGATACGTCTAGGTAGAGACGCTATGAAAAACATGGACCCTAAAGAGAGAAGGGCAGCACAAAAAGGACTAGCAGGATTTATAGGGATGTCAGGCCTTTTGGCAGGGTTGGGCGGGATGCCACTGATGGGGGCTTTAGGCGTACTGTACAATATGTTTACAGATGAAGATGAAGATGATTTTGAAGCAGCTACACGTAAGTTAGTAGGCGAAGGTATCTATGGTGGGTTAGCAAATGAAATTCTTGGGGTGGATCTAGCTAATCGTATATCCATGAACAGTCTTATATACCGCAAACCCATTATAGAAAAAGATCAGAGTAACTTATGGACGTTGGTAGAACAGCTTGGCGGTCCAGTTGTAGGCGTTTATCTAAGCGCAGAGCGTGGCGTAAAAGATATATCAAACGGTGAGGTCTATAGAGGTATAGAATCTATGGTTCCAGCCGCTTTTAGGAACGCAATGAAAACAGCACGGTTTGGAGTCGAAGGCGCTACCACCCGTAGGGGTGATCCGATTACAGAAGACATTAATCCATACAATATAGGGATGCAGTTTTTGGGGTTTGCTCCAAACACCTACATACAATCCTTAGAGTTCAATAAAAACAATCGTCGCAGACAAGAAGCTATAAATAGTAGGCGTACTAAACTATTACGTCAGCGTAACATGGCTAGGAAAGAAGGCGACTTTGCAGAAGTATATGAAATAGATAGGCTAATAGAAGAGTTTAACGCTTCTCTGCCAAGCGGTGCATCTAAGTCTATAATAACCAATAAAACTAAAGAAAGGTCATTTGCATCTTTTGGTAGGACAACGCTAAAAATGCGTGGGGGCATGACATACACCCCGTTCATGGAAGAAAGTTTAAACGAGTTTGACCAAGGTTTTAACTTGTTTTGAAAAAGAACCCCTACCGGAGCAGCTCACAGCAGGGGTACTCTACATATAGTAGGGCAGTTCTAATGGAGAACAACATCGAGTATCGAGTTGCCATATCTTGTGTATCACATAGTTCTCCACACACGTAAACCTAATTTTTTGTTTTCTATGCAAATTTGCACTTCAAGCTCCCATGCTTTCATTTTTGCAACACTTTTTAGCTGTTTTGTGCCTTTTTCTGTGTTTATACACGGCAGGAAGAACGAAGAACCCACATCCATAGCTTCCCAGTTTATAGTAATTCTAAGCCCATCAGGGTTTAGATCGTCAAGTTTCATTACTTTCTGGTTCATCAAACCCTTCAAACCTCATCTGTAATACGTCCTGCGGAGGCATATTAAAGTCTGTGCCTTTTGTCAGTCGCTTCTTCACACGCTTTGCATTCTTCTTCTGTTTAAGATCATCGACCAAAGACGCATAGTTTATCTGTTGATCTGTACACCAATCCTTAAAAGGTTTGATACGCAAGAACAGTTCTTTGGTATCGGGTTCGTATCTAGCTACTAGCTGCCCACGCGGTACAGCAGTAACAGGCACTAGCTGATCTAAACCGTTATCGTGTTTGCCCCGTAAGTCCTCGGTGCTTTCGATTTTAAGTATGTTATTGTAGTTCTCTGATATGTAGTTACCTAGTGTATCGTCCACAGAAGCCCCAATATCATTCACAAACGTATTTCTACGTATTAGTTCTTTGACCACCCACTTGTATACTTTGCCTACATCATAGTTAACAAACCCCAGCTTTTTGGCGATCATCAACCCCGCTATTATTACAGCGTTGCCGTTAGACCAGAAACGGTTCTCAGGTCCAAGCCCTGCCGCTTCGTCTAGTTTTGTTTTTATAGACTGTACAATTTTACGTGCTTCTTCTTTATTGTTTATCACCCATTGTATATATTTCGGCCCTATCCAACCGTAGTTTACTTGAATATCCTCGTGAAGATCTGCTGTAATTCGTGTATCTTCTGCACCAGATATTAGTTTTAAAACTTTTATTTCAAACAACCGCTGCATCTCTGCTTTCGGCGTAGCTTTGTCACGACTCAATATCTCCCATGCACTAGTGTTGCCAGAGCTAAGAGCTAGCAGTTTCCAAGGCTTACCACGCACGCGCTCTTCGTTGCCGTTTGCTGACAGCCTGTTCTTCTGACGACCCCCCGATACTTGATAAACATACTCAGACATCTCTGAGCTTGTTACGTTAGTCATCTCGTCAGATATTAAAGGTAGGCTATGCATAACTTCGCCACGGTTCATACGCGAATTGTGTGTGTCGGATTTCTGTAGGGATAGTAACTCTGGGTTGCCCCACAAAGACATAGCCGCATATTGTGCTGTAGTTTTGCCTACACCTGTACCCCCAAACAAATGCACCGCCATACTGTTCAAACCTGTTAGAGCCATAAGAGGAGACCCAAAACCTACACCAACTACATATTGATGCATCTCAAAGCCCTCTCTGTCGTAGAAGTTTAAAAGTTCTATGTTCTTTTCCTCTGACCCCTTTGGTTCAAATGAGTCCATAAACCCCGCTGTTTTGGAAGAGGGTGGATTGTAGGTTATATCACCACCCTCAACAAGTTTTTCTCCTAGTACAAATGCCTCCATGTCTTCATCAACCCAACCAAATTGTCTATGCGCTTCAGATGCTGTTGATGTGTGTTGTAGCTCATCTACCCATTTTGTTGTATATGCCATAAGTTTATCCAAATTTTTGCCCCATGCAGTGACGCCCTCTCGTGCCATACTTTTACGAAACTCTTCTCTAGAAGTTACGTGTGTAAGCGGCACAGTAAATTGACGCACACCGTCACGAGGTAAGTGTAAGCGAAACACTAGCGTCTCGCCAAGTTCTTCGTCGTGTAAACGACGAGTTATATAAATATCGTGATGATATATTAGTTCTTCTTCTATATCCCCGTCAGCATTGCTGCTACGCAGAAAGACGCCCCCTGCCGTACCTCTGAAATATGGTTTAGGAAATATAGGTATGTCATACAACTTACCTGATATGGGGGCCTCTATAGTAATTTCACCGTCTGCTTCTTTTATACGTTTACCCAATACAATCGGAGATTTTATCTGTTCTCTAAGAGAACATTTGTTACATACACCTTCGTTTAGTTCGTTAAAACGATCACAGGTGTACGGCCCTTTAATCTCTTCTATCTTTCTATACATAGACGTTGCATTGTAATCAGGGTGCCTACTAGATATTTTCTCTGCGGCTATCTCACCATCTATGCAGAACTTTGTAATCGACAGACCCGCTCTCCACAAAGGTTCACTAACTTCGTGTTGTTTCGTAGCTATATATTTTAGCTGACCACACCCACGTCCTTGTAATGTTTTTTGCATTATAGTTTTAAAAACATTTTCAGAATTATCTGCATAGGCTTCGTATAGCGCGTCAGTGCCTAGATCAACGTTACTAGTTGTCTTCAAATCAACGCCTAGCTTGTCAACAAACTCTGAAAGAATAACAGGCTTAATAGGTTCTACACCGTACAGCATGACGGGTAACGGTTCATCAGCTTTGTAGTTATGCGTATTAGGTACTCTTAATATACGAGCCACGTCAGCCGTTACTGCGGGATCAGCAAGTAAACCTTTTTCGGCACAGGCCCGTTTCAATCGCTCTGCTGCGTCTATCCACTGCTCCGCCGAAACCGCTTCGGTAAGAGGCCAATAAACATGAACACCGCGCCCGCTGTTGACCAATGTAGGTTTAGGCAGAGAAAGATCTTTACAGAAGTTACGCAATGCGGCCACGGCGAGCTGCTGCGTGGCGTATTCCTTTGAAGGCCCACAATCTAAATCAAGGAACAAAGCTTTTAATTCTTGTGCATTGTCACCCTTACGGTTGGTAGGTTCTTTAAAAGTACTGAGTGCAAAGTATACGTCTAGGCCATCATTGTTATACTTATGTGCCGCTTGTTCTACTTCTTCTATGGTATCGTAGAACTTTTGTATCCGTATATTATCTTTCGCTCTTGCAGCGAATACACAGTAGCTTCCGTTACTACTCAGTACCCCCTGTAAAAATTCTGTTGTTTCCATAATGCTGCTCCAAAATGCGTCGTGGTGAGGCGGAGAAGTATGGAAGCCCCACCACGACAATGACTATTGTTAATGCTTCCCAATGGGTTAATCGTCCCAATCATCAACAATAGACGCAAGGTCTTCATCAGGTGGCGGAGCAGCGCCCTCTGCTTTCTTGGAGACCTTTTTCGGTGCAGGTACTTCGTCCTCTTCGACAGGAGCAGTATCTGCTGTACTTAAAAATACTGTGGACGGATCGTCTTCGTCATCTATAACCCAACCATCGTCAACCGCAGCAAAAGGAGAATGTTGTTTTTTCTCGACAAGTTTAATAACTTGCACAGCCTTTATGCGTAATGACACACCACAAGTACTCATGTTGTAGGGGACTAAGTTTACCCCCAAGTTTACGAGGCTACCAGTCGTAAGTCTAAACTCAGATGGTAACTTCTTGTTATTCGAGTCTACAATTAATGGTGGGTCAGTAACCTTACCTTTGAACTGTCCTCTTAGTTGCACTGAACCTATAAAGTTGCCTTCATTATCTTTGTCGAAAATCTCTACAGGTTTCGGCATAGCGGGCCAATTCTTAGCCGCCTCAGCTTTGTAAGCAGCCGCCATGTGCTTGTATAGTTCTTTAGCCTGACTTTCTGACATTTTAAAGTCCATCTCATACTTGGCGTTTTCTTCAGTAGGCCCACAAGGTACTGTCTTACCTTTAGGTGGAATAGAATTATCATACCTGTAAGTTTGATCTAACTTTGGATACAGGGCTTCAACTCTTTCAATTAAATGTATATTGGCTTCCGCCATTGTCGTTCTCCTCATATTTGAACCCGTCCACTACTTCGAACGGTGATTTATCTATAGAAGTCTCTTCTAAGACAACTACAGTCTGTAATGCAGCCATGCTTGCAGCAGGGCTACCCTTTTGTTTTAAAGCTTCTCGCTGTTCTTTATCGTTAAGCGCACGTAAAGCTTTAAAAAACAATTTTGGCATGGTGCTACTAGTATCAAAACTAATTTGTGTCACCACGGAAATAGAACTCGTCTTATGCCCATGAAGGTACTTTGCATAAGCTTGCATAGGCATGTTACCATCTTTCGCTTTTCCAAATATAGATGTTGCCGGTATGCGAAGTTGGTAGATAGTATCCATCTGCTCCTCAAGTACGATAGCCAAACGTTGAGAGTACCTACAAGCTCGGCCACCCCCCTTGCTCGAACCCTTGATGTTTTGCTCACAACTCATACACCTGTGGGCTTGCCGTTGTTTTAACGGTACATCAAGAGAAGGTACTACGGTATCTGACGACCAACATGTAGGAGCAGATGGATTTGTCGGATCGTACTCTGCCTCATAGTAGGTACGAGCCAACTTAGCAGCGTTTACAATAACCACATTTAACGGACCTGCAGTAATACCCACCTGCTCACCGTCAACAGTCTTTTTAAAATGACTATCTCCAAGAGTGATATTGTTAAACGCTGTAACTGACATTACTCGGCTTGCCCTGATTTAGTTACTTCTGACAATGCCGATTCCACATCATTTAAACGAAAACGGTATACCTCACCTACCTTTATATAAGTGTTATCAGGTATGTAATCGTTGTTTACCCACTTTCGAACAGTAGATACGGACACTTGGAAGTAATCCGCTACTTTATTAATATTTACATATGGAGTATCTTCTACTTGCATCATTTGTTTTTCCTCACAGAAACAACGTATTCACTGTCCACGTTTAGACCTGCAGGTTGAAGATCAGGGTTTTCTTCCAAGAACTGCCTTACGTTGGTTTGGTTAAGGCGTTTTTCAAAAAACTCTAGAAGATTATGTTTCTTTACAAAAGCATACATGGCTTCCCAGTCATTAGTCCAAACGCGTTGTCTGACAGTGCGATAAAATATACCGCTTGCGGTTTTCACACTATCTACCCCTTGCTCTTTGCAATAGTCCAACATAGCAGATTTTATCTTGTCTTGCTGTTTAGATAATTTTTCATCTGCTTCTTTGAACTCTGCAGACAACTCAGACCTTTTACTTCTTATTTTTATAAAAGTCTTTAATAATTTATCGACACTGACGGTCATTTGTGTTCTCCATTTATAGATACTTTACTGACATATAGTAACTTATACTACTTAGTCAAGTATTTCTTTGTACAAATTTATCATTTCTGTGTGTACGTTGATACGATCATCTAAAAGGCGGTAAATACGCTTTTCAGCATTTGACCCCGCTATTTGTATAACTGTACACTTATGGTTCTGTCCTGACCTATGCACTCGTGCGTTTGCCTGTGCATATGTTTCTAGTGATGAAGTCGGTCCCCACCATACAACAGTGTTGGCAGCGGTAAGCGTAACACCATGAGCAGCAGCTTGCGGTTGTATTATCAGAACACGAGGATCAGGGTCTGACTGAAAGCGCTGGAATATGTCTGTACGTTTAGGCGCAGGAACATCTCCTCGTATGATCTCAGACGTAACACCGTCCCGGAGGAGTCTTTCCGATAGCATATCAATCGTGTGTCTAAACGGTACAAACACCAGAACTTTTTGACTGCTTTCATCTATAACTTCTTTTAGGACTTGATACCTATTCTTAATGTCAAACTGTATCGTATCGCCTTCATCAGTATATATCGCCCCTGCACTTATTTGCAGCAGCTTGTTCAAACTTATAGCAGCGTTAGCGGCTGTAATGTCTTCTCCAACTATTTGCATAACCATCTTCTTGCGAAGTGTTTCGTAGTACTTTTTTTGTTGCGTTGTCATATCTACAAAGCGTTTGGTATAAACCATATCAGGTAAGTCCAAACACTCTTCTTTTGTAAAACGTATAGCGGGTTGCAAAGCTCTGAATACAGTGTCTTTAGCTGTATCTTTTGGTTTGTATTTAAACTGCGTTACTTTCCACATAACTATATCTCGCCAAGACCCAAAAAATCTCGGTACAGATAATGGATTAATCATCTTAGCTAGGCCATAAGCATCCAAAGGGCTTTGAGCCGCAGGTGTGCCAGTCATCATCCACAGCCAAGCATCTTCTCCTATGATATTATTAAGCGTCTTCCATCTTTTAGTCTGCACGTTTTTATAGTGCGTGGCTTCATCAACTATAAACAAATCAAACCCACCGTTGGCTATATCGTCCTTTACAATCTCTACGCCATCGTAATTTATGATTATAAACTCTGCACCGCTGTTGATAATTTTCTTACGCTTCTCTTTCGAACCATAAGCAACATCAACTGTCCTATGCATTGCAAAAGAGAATAAATCGTTCCTCCATGCGCTGTCCATAATTGACAGAGGGCATACAACAAGAACCCTGTTTACCTTCCCCTGTTGCATCAAGTAGTCAGCCGCCCATATAGAAGACGCCGTTTTTCCCGTACCTTGTTCATTAAAGCAAAAGGCTTTTTTATTCATAGTGAGAAATGATGCCGTGTCTTTCTGATGTTCAAACGGCTTGTATTGTCCCGGCCAGCTATAACGTTTAGTAATAGGTGACGGTATGTTTATATTTAAGTTCTTGAGGGTGTGAACTTCGTCAATACCCCAGTTTACGACAACTTCGTTCATAGACACTTCCTTACTCTTTGGGATTACAGTTGTTATCTGTTTAGGGTTACGAACTTTAAGCAGTAACGCCTTGTCCCTTATTATTTTCATGTTGTTCTCCGTGGTAGCTTGTAGCTACTTCTTTTTGGGTGGCTTACTCATCCTTCCACCTGCTGCTCTATTTTTTGATGGGCTTTGTAGCTTTACGCCATCTTTATTAGATCCACCTTTACTCAATGCTTTCTTGTGCGCGACGTCTTTACCTTTCCTGTTCACTTTTTTCTTGTCCAGTTTTCTACGAGCGCGTTGTCTTTCCATGCGGTCAGCGTGTTCACCCCTAGCTTTCTGTTGCTTATACTCTTTCTTGTAAGGTCTAGGCTTGTTTTTATATGGCATTAGTTACTCCCATTATGAGGACACTCCATCACTGGACAATGGCGTTTGCATAAACCAGAAGGACGGGGGTTCCATACTTCTTTGTCAAACGCTATTTGCATGTTAGCATACTTTGTTAACCATTTCTCCCAAAGAATTGACTCAGAGTCAATTTCATAAGTTTCTTTTATTAAACTACCTGCAGCTACAAAAAGCAGACCCGCTTTTATTTTTGTTACCTGTGGATAGTGTTTAAATACTGAAAGAGCCATAAGCTCTAGCTGCCCCTTGTCTGCATATCGTGCAGATTTACCTGTTTTATAATCTACAACCCAAGCCATCTCTGCCAGTACATCTACTATTATAAGATCAGCTATACCTCTAAACCATACTCTCTTATCAAAGAAGTCACAGGGTTCTAAGTCTTCAGTTAGTCCCAACTTCTTCTCACATACTTTTACACCTCTTTTATTGTTTAAAACGTCTAGCGTAGGTTCTATAAACCCAAACTTTTTTGGTAGGGGTGCATCCTTTCCGATATAATCTTCACATGCTTTATGAAACTCAGTGCCATATCGCGTGGCTTCTGTCTCTTCAAAAGGATATTCTTTTAATATATTGACATGATAGAACTGCTTTGGGCATGTATCAAATGCCTTTGCTTTACTAAATGACCAAGGTGCTATGCTCACTCGCAGTCTCCATATGATTTCCCTGTGCCGCTTTCACAATCCACAGGTAAACCTGTTGCCCAGTTAGGTGTCCATCTCATGCACTCTTCAACATACGCTTGAGCTGCTGCTACTTCGTTGTCTTCCACACAGCAAACTATTGAGTCGTGTACCGTTAACACCACTTTATATTTCTTACTAATTCTTAGCATTTGTTCGCCTATAATACAACGTGCTAGTGCTTGACACACATTCTCTATTACCTTGCCGCCATATATTCTAGTGCGCCCCCTACGTGTTTTATAGCTGTACTCAATACCCTTTTCGCCCTGCTCTCCTGACAAATCATCGTAACGCACTAATAACCCTGACGGTAGTACAATACCACGTTCAGACCCTGAAACTTCCAGTATACCCTCTCTACCAAAATGCGCGGCTCTTTTGCTTGCAAGCTGCTGTATCATATGATGTGCATCGCGCCATACTTTACTAATCTTAAAGTTAGAGTCACGGTATATTTGTATTATCCTCCGGGCCTCGTGAGGTTCGACTCCATATCCAAACGTCTTTAGCTGTGTGCCGAACTTCTCAGCACCCATGCCATACCCTGCGCCTAGGATTGTAGTTTTGCCAACGAACCGCTGATCTTTTGTGACATCCTCTTCGTCACATTGATATATACGTGACGCCATCTTTACGTATACATCCTCACCTTTGGCGAACGCAGCGGTAAGATCATCTTGCCCTGCAAACCATGCCAATACTCGCGCTTCAATCTGCGAACTATCAGCTTCTACTATGGTGTAGCCTTCAGGAGCAACAATCGCCTTCTTCAACTTCTTAGCGTTAGGCCCTCTGCTTGGTAGGTTTTGTAAGTTTATCTTATCAGAACCACCCCACCTTCCAGTGTGCGCTGCATAGTATCGCACAGGAACTGGTAACAAACCTCTTTTACATATGTTTATAAACCGCTCGGTACGAGTTTCTTCCAACGTACTTTTATTACCTAGTCGCGCTGCTACTAGAGACTGTACCTTGTCATCGTCGTGTTCTTGCAATGCTTTAAAGCCTTCGTCAGCTTTGGCCAAGGCGTATGTTTCTTTGCCTGTCGTTGGGCTGATCTTCATTGGAGGTTCTACATCAAGATCTCGTAGCATGTCAGCAAACTTCTGGTTGCTCATCAGATCTTTTTTATCTTCTATATTTGCATCGCGTAGCAACTTGTCTTTACGTTCTTTGGTATCTTCGAGATGCTGCTCTAGAAGTCCAAGATCAAGATCGAGCGTAGGTTCAATAAACATACGCAATGTAAGGTCAATAAGTTTTAACTCTTGTTTGGGAAACTTTGCGCCCATCTTTTTAAAAAGATTGTAGGTCAAGTCTACATCGTTCTTGGCATACTCGCCATAACGTAAGGCTTCTTGTTCTGTGAAATCGGCTCGGCGTTTACCCTTGGCATTATGTACCTCAGTTCCCTTAACGCCGACACCGTATCTTTCTGCTACCGCTTTGAGAGACGCGCTAGTCTCTACACCATGCAAAGCACGAGCCATGCACATCGTATCAAACCATGCCTTTGGTTTTACCCCATATCGCCATGCAAGTATTGCCCCATCAAACATAGTGTTATGGCAGAGAATACCACACTGAGAGAAGTCTATGTGTGATAACAAACGTACCAGCAGCGCTGGGTCACGCACGTATTTAGTTTTTTTGTCGTTCTTCTTGATCGCAAGGCCAATGACCTCGAACCTTTTGTCTCGCACATATTCTTCAGTTGTCAGCTTTGATAACGAGTAATCCTGAGCATAGTACGTCTCAAAGTCTAGGGTATAAATATCCATTAGGTCTCGGCTATCTCACCGCCCAATGACATATACCCACAAACATCTATGTAGTTGTCTAGGTTCTTTGTGCCGTCCCCGTGTAACCTTGCGATCTTCATCAAAGACATCATAATTGGGACGTCATCTACTTTTATAAAATCTATAAGACCAAGGTGCGTGTTCCAGTATGAGGCAATCATCGTAAAGTTAGCTTCAGCATCACCGTGCTGCTCGGCTCTGTCTGTAGTGACAAGATCTTTTGCTGTGTCTAGTATCGTGCTTCTTTCGGCTGGTTCCGTGGCGTTCAGTTCTTCGCGCCAATTAGCCGAACTTATCCTCGACACCATATTTTTTACAAAGTCTATGTCCACACCACACTCATCTGCTACGATAGCGTAATCGGCTTTGCGATTTTTAACTAGGTATTCCCATACCTTGCT